GGGACCCTTAAGGTCCCTGCAGAACAACCTCCATAAGCGAAAAGGATACACCTGTGGGTCTGCGCACAAACCAACGAACTTCTGACTCATACAGTGGTAAGTATAAACAAGCTTACTACGGTACTGACGTCAAGAAGACGGTCTCCCTCCTCACGGAGAGGCGAACCGATAATGTTGCACCTGGAGATAATCAATATTTCGAGGTGAACCGTTATCGATTGGCAAGTGCTATTACCCTTAGTGGACCCGCCCATTGGAATTTTGGATACTATCATGAATATGATAATTATCCTTTAATGGATTCCTATAGGCATCCTCCACCAGATGTTTTCCGACATGGCGCAGATAACGGAGCGCTGGCGGCCCAACTGTTAGCAATGACGAATCCGTCAAGACCTACAGTTGACCTACCGGTCTTCGTTGCAGAATTAAGGGAATTCCCTGAATTATTCAAGATAATTGGGGAAAACGCTCTTAAAACTGTTGCCAAAGCTAATCTAGCCTATTGGTTTGGCTGGAAACCATTAGCTTCGGATCTTATGAAGATATGCGACTTCTCCCAAGTGGTTAACAACCGCTATAAGGAGTTGAAGCAACTTTATAAGACTGGCCTGTCTTGCACTAGAACTCTAGATATCAGATCAGCAGAGTATTCTGGACCTCCCGAATATCTTGATACGGGTAGTACTCCAGTTGTTCGTGTATCTCCTAAGATCACGAGCAAAACTGTTGTCACGGGTCATTGTAAGTGGAAACCCACTACCAGTACCCCGAGGACTGATTCTGAGTTGATATCCCTAGCGAGGAGAGCCGCTTTCGGCCTTACGGTCGATCCTGCGACGTTCTGGGAATTAATTCCCTTCTCTTGGCTAGTGGACTGGTGTTCCTCAATTGGCTCGTATCTACAAGCCTCTCGGAACATAGTGCCGTCTATTCCATATGACATATCAATAATGCGTCATATGACGGCCTACACGAACTTCTCACTGGTGGAAAAACCACCTACCGCAGACGTGAAACTTTCGTCTCACTTCTACGAGCAGAAGTTACGTGAACCAGCTAGTGCTTCGCTAGAAGCCCATCTGCCGTATTTAACTTTACGGCAGTTGTCGATCCTTGGTTCACTCGCTGTGTTGAAGAATAAATCTCCAGCACAGTGGCTATAGGGGGGTGGACTTTGGTTATCCATCTTCCTCTATAGACAACTTGAACTAAGGAGTACTGAGCTATGGCATTTGCCGACACCATCACCATCACGGTGAACAGCGTTGCGAAAGTCCTTACCCGAGTTAACTCGGGGCAGGATTACGCTTCGGAATATCGTCTTCGGGGAACCCTTGACGAGTACCGACTCCGCATCCGTCACTCGACTTGTTTTGATAAGTCGACGCGTCCGGGTGTTACAATCAACCGACACAATGTGGAATTGATCCACACTGTTTTCCCGGTTGCCCCATCCACGATTCCAGTTATTCGGAAAGCCTATGCTGTGCTTGAAGAAGCCAGCAATGACGATCCGACGGCTGTTAATCAGCTGGATGTGGGGTTCACAGGGTTTCTTACCTCTGCGAACATTACGAAGTTGCTGAACTACGAGAGTTAACCAATAAGCGTGTAACGCTTATGCTCTAGTAGTTGGTATTAGGCCTAGGATTCATCACGGAAAGGAATTTCCCAATGAAGAATAGCCTAGTTACCAATGCTCAGGCGGTTCTGTACGCACTGTTTAAAGATGTGCGTGCAGCGTACCCGACTATGAGCTGCCTCGATCGAGATCGAGAGAGGTTGCTCGCCCTTATTAAGACACGAGGTCTTGAGAGTTTATCTCTTGACCTTCCGAATCTCGATAAGCTCCTACTTAGGGGCTTAGAGACCGGACGTCTTGTCCTCGAAGGACCGTACTGTTGTGCGGCTTCTAAGAGGATCAGGGTGCCGAGATTGTTCTCGGGACTCTGGTTACGCGTGTTCGATGGTGAGGGTAGTCTTAGGTCCGATCCGGACATTAACGCCTTGTTCTTTATACGAGTTCTTTCGAACTTTTATAAGAGCTTGGAGTTAAAGTGCTCCGACCGCCGCAAGAGTATCGCGGTAGAGGAGTACTATGATGTCGAAGGATCTCTCAGAAGCCCCACGTTACTTTGGGGTGACTCAGAGTTCGATTGTTTTGGGAGTCTCCGTACTGTTCACTTTCGTGACGGTTTGGATGATCCTGATGTTAGTTGCGTTCCCGAAGAACTCGGAAGCGCTTCTAAATCGATCGAACTCCTCTGTGATCGATTACAGAGAATCTGTGACTCGATCGCAGGAGAGCTTGGCTACTACGACCCCTACGAGTTCACAAACTCGGTCGGGAGAAGTAGTGAAACCAAGCGGTACCTAGGACATGGACGCGGTAGCGTCTCTGACCTGAGCAGGCATGCTGATAAGTATGCTTTGCCCAATTGGTCAGAGCGATTGCAGCGTGTCTTTCCTAATGATGCTTTCGGGCATTATCGTTTCGATAACACTTTGGAGTATCACTCATGGAAAGAATCTCAAGCATCAAAGTTGATCGCTGTACCAAAGACACTCAAGGCACCGAGGCTAATAGCTTCGGAACCGACGAGTCATCAATGGTGTCAGAAGATCACCTTACGTTGGTTAATCCAACGGATGAAGGAGACCCGTCTCGGATGGTTTTTGGATCTTTCGAACCAGAAACTCTCCAGAGATATGGTATTGCTGCACTCGGTGCCAATGACTGGCGACCCGGACAAGTACTGCGCGACTGTGGACCTTTCGTCCGCAAGCGACAGATTGTCATGTTGGGCCGTAGAAAGAGCATTTCGAAGAAATCCAATCCTTCTTGATGCTCTCATGTCATCCAGGACACCCATATTAAATGATGGGATTACTGGTAGGGATGCGATCTTTCTTAAAAAGTTTGCTACCCAAGGCACGGGCGTTACGTTCCCGATACAAAGTATCTTCTTCTTGGCTTGCGTTCTAGCTTCGCTAGGATGCAATTCCTTGAGGACAGCATACAAGTTTCGTGGACGTGTCCGCGTATATGGGGATGATATCATTATCCCCAAATCCGGGTATGAAAACCTTCGTCTTCTGCTTTCTTTCCTTCAGCTGAAAGTGAATGAGGATAAATCCTTTCTTCACGGACAGTTTCGGGAGAGTTGCGGTATGGATGCTTTTAGGGGTCACAATGTGACTCCTATAAAGCCCAAGACGTTGGTCAACCGCGGACCCAAGTCTGAGCAAGCCATGCTAGATATGTCAAACAACCTGCATAAAGCAGGACTTTGGCATACTGCGGCATGGTTTGAGTCGACAATCAGGAAAAACTCGTATCCCATTGTAGGGATACTTCCTGACGGGACGGACTTGGGAGCTGTAGGACGGGTCTCGTACTGCGGAAGTGAAGTTTCTCATCTCAAAATGAGGTGGAATCCTAACTACCAAAGATACGAGGTCCTTTGCCGAGTTACTGTTAACAAAGCAAAGGTTAAACCGTACAACAGCACTTCAGGAGTTTTTCAGTTTTTCGCTGAAAACCCATCGCCTCTCACAAAATGGGAGAGTGGGCAGGTTCCTGAAGCGAGACCAGTAACGCGGTCTCAATGGGTGGATACTTCCGAACTGTCTGTGACAGTTCCCTCCTTTTAGGAGGAGAGGGAAGACATCGAGGAAAGGCG